GCCGTCTTTTAACTCAGCTCCCTTAACTTCAACATCATCTGATATTGTAAATGATTTGCTAAAATATCTTTTAGATATCCCCTTGTGAATGATAGTATCTTTTTCCTCAGAAACCTCTTTTGCTTTGGATTTAATCGATAGCAAACTATTTTCCAAAGTAATGTCGATGTCTTTTTTACTATAACCAGCAAGAGCAAGTTCAATACAATATTTATTATCACCTGTTTTAATAATGTTGTAAAAGGGGAAGTTTGGAATATACTCATTGTCAAACATCCTTTCAAAGTGATTAAACATGTCATCAAACCCGACAGTCATTGGTTTTAGTTTATTGAAAATAGATAGATTATTAATCGTCATTATTTACTCCTTTATTAGCAAGTTTATTATTAGAAGCTTTATCGCCTTCTAAAAATGATATCTTATTTTTCTTAGCAATAGATTTTAATTGTTTTAAACCTTCTTGCATTTTTATATCATTATCATCTATAGATTGTCTCATCATTTTTAATGTTGGAAACAATTCATTTATTCTCAATGGTTTTGTACCCTGGTATGTTGTTTGTGCTATTACAGCAGATCTATGATCTTCTCGCCAACCGTAAGGTCTTTTATTAAAATATTCAATCCAACCATAATATTCTTTAGAAGACATATTATATAGTTGATCAATTGTTATACCTAATTGGAAGGCCATCTCATATTCTGCTAGCTCTTCTTCCCCAACGTACCACCATTATCATCTTTTGCACCTAATCCGTTATAGATTAAGATCTCACTAGACAATTCTGTTAATGATTTAATAGGGAAGTTTTCAAATTCTTCATCCTTCATATCTTCAGCACCTACTACTGTAGATCTAAAAATTGCAGATAAGGTTTTCATCCCTGTTACATCATCCTTATGTTTATCCATAAGCTTTTGTAAATCTTTAACACCCTTAACTGTTAGTTGTTTGATCTCCACTTCCTGATTCAGGAACGGTATCTTCTTCGTTATGTCCACTAGTTTTATGTGTTTCATTTTCATCCTTTTTATTATCTTCTGGTTTTTGATATAAATGTTTATTATTTGCCTCAAAGTCTTCCATTAATTTTCTAATTTTATGTAGAACGTCTAATGTCTCGAAGACTTCATTCTTACTTGGTACATCTTTTAGTCTGTCATAAGTTTTACGAATAGATGTATCAATAGCCTTTTTAATATGTAAAGAAGTTATTCTTAATACATAATATTTATTAAATGGTTTTATCATTGTTATCCTTATACTAAATAAATGTGCTGGGGATTTTACACCCCAACACAAAAATTTTATTAGTCAGCAAAAGGGCCAACATAGTCACCTTGAGTACTCATAGTCAAAGTTGCCTGATTTGAATCAGTCAAGTTTGGAGATACTTCAAAAGAAGCTATTTGTCCTTTTACATAAAATGCCGCGTTATCACCTGTTTCAGCGTTCTTAACATCAAGTTGAAATACATAAGTAAGACCATCTTGTACTAATGCTTGAATAGCATCATGAGAACCTGGAACATAGTTTAACGTGAATTCCATAGTAGGTGCATCTGATTGTCCTTGAATTTGAGAACTTACAGATTGACCATACTGAGGAACGTTAACAATGTTAGCAGGTTTTCCAAAAGATGGGAACTCTCTTATGTTAGTAACTTCAGTAGCACCATCAAAATCACCAGTACCAGAAGCAATAAATGCTTGGTGTGTAGTATCATTTGTTGGTAGCGTGTAGCTACTATCAGCTTTGAATTTAAGTGTAGTGAAAATACCAGCACCTATATTTGAAATTAGAGCCATTGTAGTTTTTCCTTATATTGTTTATTGGTTAAATTGAACGGAAGTTGGCAGTATAATTCACGTTGTATAAACTAGAATCACCTGTATCAACTCCCACGTTTGTTATAAAGCTATTAGTTGTTTGCAGATACCCTGAAATTTCTTTCCTGTCTAATAATGTTTTAAGTATATCAGCGATCTCATAAGCACGTTTCATACCCTTACCAGATGGTACGAATATTTGACATACTACTTGACCGTTTGCAGATACATCTTGGTTAAAAGCAAGATCAGACGAAAAAGGCAATACATTAACTCTAACCCATTCATCAGCATCAATTTCGCCTTGATAGTTTCCTGGGAAAGCTTTAATATTATGTTGTGTCCAAGTATTGGTTGTGAAGAGATTTTCAACAGACGTTAATAATTGACTTATCGTAGCCATATTAAACCTCCCTTCCAACTGTTAATGTAATTATATATCCATTATCTTCATATTTATTAATACCCCAAGTTTTAGATCTAAACACAAGTGAATCGTATCCGTCTAAAGTCTTAGAGTCTATATCAGAAGTTTTAAGAATTATATCAGCATTTATTCTAGGTTTATCATCATTAGTTTTATATTCTTTACTAACAATACCTTTTACAGTTTTTGTAGTAGTATTTCCGTTGACAATAGTTTGACTAGCAAAATCATAACCATCAACAGTTTCATTTGTTAATGTTATATCTTCTGCTATATCACCAACTAAATTAAATGCATTTGTTACATTATTAGTGATAAGTGTTTTATAACTCATTACGCACCTCCACTAACTTTAACACCTCTATTTGAGATACTTGAAGTCTCACTCATATATTTATTTACAATATCACCTATCTGATCAGGTAATTCTTTTAGATTAGTAACACCAGAATTGATGTCAAAAACTAATCTTACAGCACCAACAGTTAAGTCTTTGACTTTATTGGAACCAGTAGCATTACCTTCTACAGTAGATAAATTATTTAATAAATGCAGAGCAAGTTCATAAGTTGCCTTTTTGATATCTCCAGGAATTGTACCATATGAACTAGTAGATCTGTCATCTTCTAGGTCAACATAGTCACCAGATTTATTATCATAATATGTAATATCTCTAGGCCAAGATAAAGGATATGAGGCAGTTGGCGTAGCCGTACCACCCCAATCCATGTCATCAAGAATTCCTGTGGCTGTTACTAAAGCTTGTGTTAATTTATCTTCATTAGCATCACTGAACCAACTGTCACTATTTAACCTATCGTTAAAGTAGTTATCAGCCTCAGTTGCAGTAACAAAGGAATTAACTCCGATTTGTAAAGCCATTATATTTCTCCGTATCTAATAGTTATAATAATTAACCGTGGAATATAGGGAACATACCCATTTGGTTAACATTAGTAGCGTGAACTGTCCAGTTAGAACCAGCCGCTAGATCTGCATTTGAAGGGTAAGCAGTTGCCGAACCACTCCAAGATAGACCTTTAGGATGCATAATATTACCCCATCTAGAGATAATAGTTACAAGTCCGCCACCATTTCCAGCTAATTCATTTCTGTCAATAGCAGTTGGATTAGTCTGAGCGATTTCACTGTAGTGTACCGCACCAGCTTTAGCCATGTATGAACATTTTAAACCAGCAGGCATGTTAGCCGTTAATGATTGGTTGTTAATAACTAATCTGATTTTTCCACCAAGAATAGTGTTGAAGTTAAAGTTACCGTCAACAACTGGAGCAACATCAAGAACGTTTTGTTTTCTTAGAGTGTTGTAAGTTGGTGTATCGATTACTAGGTAGTAAAAAGGCTCTTCAAATTCACCTTTAAGAGCAGTAATACCATCTAATAATGCATCGAAAAACGCAGATCTTTTATTAGCGTTAGTCTCTAATGAAAATAGAGGATTTGGATTAGAACTAGCGTCAGAACCCATGTAGTAACCAAACGAGTTAACTACAGCCGCAGGGTCAGAAGCACCAACAGTAGTAGCACCCCAGATTTTATCAGCAACACCATTCATTAAAGATCTAAGTTGTAGATCTTCTCTTCTAGCTCTTACTCCAGCGAATTGTGAACCTAAGTAAGATAAACCATCAACTTTAGAAATTAATTTCTGAATTGATAATTCTTGAGCCGCGATATGATCAATGTTTTTGACGTATACAGCAGATTTGTTTGATACCGACATAGTGTTTAAATTCTCGTCAGTAGCAGTCTCGTTTTGTTTGTTATATGTTACTGGGTCTACATAGTCTAACCATCTTAGCGTACCAGTATAGTTTTCACCTGAATCAGTGATTCTTGCATCAGAACCAACTAAAGCAGTTGAAGTTAATAACGCCGCGTCAGCTCTTTCAACTTGAGCGTAAGCAGAAATAGCTTTTGCAATGTTATTAAAGTTTGAACTTGTTACAGCCATTGTTTGTTTCCTTTATTATTATTAGTAGCAACATTAGTCGCAGTTATTATTATAAAAGATAGTCTATTCAGACCACTCACCACCAGGGTTAATTTGACCTTTTGCAACAGCATCGATCATCTCCTGGGATGACATTTCTTTTATAGATTTGACAGGATTGTTTCCTGTTGTAGGTTTAGCTGGTGTTGTACCAGTTCCTACGTTTGCTTTTACAGAAAATAAGAATGCATTATTATCGTCTTTAGCATAAGAGCTCACAGTCTCCTCTATACTAGCTCCGTTCTCATGTACCCAATTTCCTGTAGCATCACGCTTTAAACTACTTACAATATCTGTGTAAGCCATTTTAGCGGCTTTGTCAGACTTGAAGTTTAAAGCACTAAGTTGAGTTCGCACGGCGTTATCTCTACTTAATTCTGTGTTCTTTTGTTCATAAGATTCTAATTTAGCAGTTAACTCATTTAACTTGATTTGCATTATCTCTTGGTGTTTACCAGCTTTTTCTAAAGCGGCAATCTCAGCTTTTTGTTTTTCTTCTTTAGCTAAGGCTACTTGAGCTAAGGCTTCATCACGTTGTTGATAAGCACTATCTAAATTACCTTTTATATTTTTAATAGCTTTAGAAACTTCTTGATCTATTAATGATTTTACATCAACATCTTGTTCAGTTCTTTCAGCTTTAGTTTCATCAAGCATATCTTTTTCTAATTTACCTGATGTTTGTGTTACTTCACTCATTTTGTTCTCCTTGGGACACGGCCCTTGTTATATTATGAACTTATACTTATAAACAAATATAAATTCTATTAATGTTATGAATCCCATTGCTCACTATCGAACCATGAATCATAACCATTTTCTTTTTTAGCTATTTCAGATAGTCTTCTTTCAAAGGTTTCCATCTTCCATGCTATCTCATCACCCATTATATCATTTAGGTTTAAATTATATTTCTTTTTAGTTTCAATGAATTTATTATAATCTGAAACTTCTAAAGAATTTTTATTAAGTATATTATTTATTACTTTAAGTATTTTATCATTATCACTTCTTGGCA